TCTCGCGCAGCTCGAGCGGGAAGGCAGCGTCGATACGCCGCCGTCCGGTGTGCGGGTCCACCGCGTCCCAGATGGCCTTCCTGGACTGGTTCGCCTGCGGGAGCATGTGCCAGATACCGCCCACCCGCGTCATGGCAGACACAGCCGCCCAGTGCAGGGAGATGTCGTCCTTGCCGGACCGACGGTGCCACGCCAAGGCAAGGCGCTTGCAGCCGCCCTCCAGCGCGCCCCATGCGCCTATCTGGTACGGGCGGGGCTTCCAGCCGTTAGCCGGCAGCGTTACCGTCGGCATCCGTCATCCGCACGACATTGACCGTCAGGCCGACGCTGCCCGAATGCTCAACCTCGGCCTTGTCTCCGTACCGCTTGGGCAGGAACTTGGAGGCGAACCACTTTCGGGCGTCGAGCTCGACCCGCGCCTGCTGGGCGTCGATGACCCCGTTGCGCATGTCCTCGATGACCTGCTCGGCCTTCTCGACCTGATCCTGCGCGAGGGCTTCCAATGCGCGCGCGTAACTGTCACCAGCCGTGACCTTCAACGCCGCTGCTCGGAAGGTTGCCCGATTGATGCCGACCTGTAGACAGGCGGCGTTCTCCGACATGCCGTCCTCGACGAGCGCGAGGACTGCCTTGACCTGTTCTGACCTGTCCGGCATCACTTAGCCATCAGGCGGCGGGCGGCGGCACCCTTCCCGGCGCTCTTGGCCGAGCGGCGGGCGGTCTCGAGGGCGATGGCGACGGCCTGCTTCTGCGGCCGACCGGCGCGGACCTCGGTCGAGATGTTGCGCGAGATGGTCTTCTGGCTGTATCCCTGCTTGAGCGGCATGGTCACTTCCCCTTGTTGCGGTTGCTGATCGCCTTGGCCTTCGCCTTGGCGTCTTCCTTCGAGCTCGCTCCCCATGCCTTCAAGGCGAGGGCGAGGCGGGTCGGCTTGCCGTCCTTCCCGACCATCGGGCCGGGCATGTTTCCCATTCGCGCCAAGAATGATGCGCGGCGCGGGTTATCCCCTGACTTCACCGGGGCCTTGAGGTTCATCCCCTCGGCCTTGGCAGAGCGGCGACCGGCCTCGTTCAGACCGCCCTTCGGGTTCTGCCCTGCCTTGCGCTGCCATGCGGCGGTCTTCATACGACGTTCACGTCTCTCGGCTCCTGCGGTCTACCACCCGGGCCACCCGGTACCGGCGTAGGTGTCGGGCCACCGAGTCCCGCAGCTGCGACACCGACCGAAGGCCGGACCACCCGCTGCACCCTGCCGACCGCGCCGCCGAGTCCACCACGGGACGAAAGCCTCACGGCCTGCTCTGACCCGAACGGCTGCTCTGTGTCGCCAAGTCTAAGCGCTTTCGACCCCGGAAGCGAGGGATTCAGCCGTATGACGGGCGGCTCCTCGCCGTACCTCGGGAGGCCTGTCCACCCGCCGCCACCACCCACGCCGAGCAGGTTGACACCCGGCAGCGTGATCGGGATGACGATGGGGATGTCCCACGAGCTGCCCCACGAGTCGCCCCATGAGACCCCCCAGCAGCTGTTGCCCTTGACCGGCCCCCATCCCGAGCCCCATGACAGGCCCCAGGACTGGCCCCATGCACTCACACAGGACCCCACGGGTCGAGCAGCGTGCCGGAACCCTTGACCGTGTAGGCGTTGACCTTGCGGATGTCGCTGCGGATCGGCGTCGTCTCAGCCGCGAGCAGGGTCGCCGTCGCGTTGTCCGAGGCGGTCGGCGGGGCGGTATAGCCCGAGGTGGCGAGGCGGCTCGAGGTCGTCACGTCAATGCGCGAGAGTTCGGTCGCGAGTTCCGTGCGCACCGAGGCCGGGGTCGCAAGGGTCGGGGTCGCGCTCGGGGCGCTGGCCGTGCCGTCGATGCCGAGCCGGTTGCGGATGTGCTCGCGCTCGGTCGAAGTCCAGTCCGTGCCGCCACCAGAGGATGCGTCGTCGAGCGCCTTGCCGGTCGTGCCTGCCGTGGTGTGGCCGGACAGAACCTCGTCCCAGACTGCACCAGCGATGGTTGCGGCTGAGTCAGGGGCGGTGTAGCCGGAGGTGGCAAGGCGGGTCGAGACGGCCACATCGATGCGGCCCAGCTCGGTCGTGAGCTCGGAGCGGACGGCGGTCGCGTTGGCCGAAGCCGTCGGCGGCACCGTATAGCCCGAGGTCGCAAGCCGGGTCGAGGTGGCGACGTCGATGCGGGCGAGCTCGGTGGCGAGCTCGGAGCGCACCCCGGTGGCGATCTCCGTGACCGCCGAGGCGGCAAGCGCCGTCGAGGTGATGACGTCCGTGCCGATGCTCGACACCGTGACGGATTCCCCAGGCAGACCGGCGAACACCTGTTCGCGCAGGTCGATGGGGTCGGCACCAGTAGCCGTCGCCCGCAGCACCAGATCCCCGAGCGTGTCGGTGTGTGCCGTGGTGAGGGCGACGCTGTACCAGCCGTCGCTGCGGTCGGTCACGGTCGGGGTGATGGAGGCGAAGGCCGCGCCGTTCTTCGACAGCGTGATGGTCAGGGTCGCGCCCGCCAGCCCGGTGACGTGGTCGGTCGAGTCGGTCAGGAAGACCATCACATTTCGGGCTGTGGACTGCTTGAGCATGGTCTATCCCTTGTTCACGACTCGCGACTTCGAGTAGGTGTTGCCGCCACCACCGCCAGAATAGGTGCCGGTGAACTCCGTCCCGTTCGCGCCATAGGATACACCGAGTTTCACGTCGGCCTCGGCGGGCTGCTCGAGCGTGCCGGTGTAGTCGTTCCCGTTCGGGCCATACAGGACGCCCTGATCGACGTCGCCAGTCGCGGGATAAGTGCCGCTCACTGTGGGCGGGTAGTAGAGGATGGTCGCCTCGATGTCGTAGTTGTGGAACGTCGAGGCCGCGCCGCGCAACGGTTCTTGCGAGAGTTCTTGGAACCTTCCACCGACCAGCGCCAAGCCCTGCCCCGGCGTCACGATGATGCCACTCCCAGGCGCAGCGTCGAGCATCAAGCAGTCGTCCATCGTCGAGGACTGGAATCCGATGGCGTTACCGATGCCGACGTTCGGGAAGATGTTGGTGTACGTCTTGCGGGTGAACACCCCGGCGTTGAGCTGCGCGTTCAACCACGCTTGTAGACCCGCGCCAGAAGCCTGATAGGCAAAACCGTGCGTGGTGTACATGTCGGGTTGCCACTCGCCGGGCAGGCGAATCTGCATCGGCCCGACCGACACCTTGAGACTGCTCGGCGCGGTCTTCGAGGTGTCGGCGCTGATGACCGTGGCCGCATCGCCGCGCATCGAGTACCCGTCCATCCGCATCAAGCGCAGGCTGGGAGTCAGGGCAGACTCGCCGTCCATCGGCAGGAAAATCAGCTTCACGGCCAGCGTCACGCCCGAACCGCTGCCGTTCATGATGGCGTACAGCGCCCCGCCGATCGTGCGGTCGGTGCCGACATCGGCCGAGCGGCAGACGTAGGTCGCGCCCGTCGCCGTGTTCGTCACCACCGCCGAGACAATCATGGAGTGCGGCAGGCCGAACTCCTCTTGCACGAGCGCGATGCCCTCGCCAGCCCGAAGGATGATGGGCTCCACGTTTACGTTCTCGCCACCCCGCCACACGTCGGAGAAGTGCGACTTCTGGTGCGTGACCATCGACCCGCCGTAGGTTCTCGACGAGAACTGCAAGTTCGCCGTCTGGACTCCATACGCCGGGCAGTCGTTGATACGCCGAAACCGCGCCGTCGTGGTCACGCTGCTCGGGTTGTTGACCACCGTGACCTGCGAAGGCAGAGCGGCATCTGCCGTGTCCATCCTGATCGGCGTCACCGTATCGCCGCCCGTGACGGCGCTCACACGATACAAGCCGAACAGGCCAGAGCGACCCGTTGCCGTTGCGCCAGAGGAAAACGCAGACGATGGCGCAGCCGGAGACACCCGCAGAGACACGAGCTCGAAATAGGCGCGGTCGTCAGTCGCGTCGTTCTCGATGGCGAGGAAGGCGTCCTCAAGAGGCCGCACGTCCACCGCGTTGAGGCGCAGGTAGTACGTCTCAGGCATCGGGCGGCTCCGTCACGACCTCGAAGCGGGTGTAACGCCCCTCCACCTTGCAGGCCGGGCAGGTAATCGGCGGGGAATACCCGCCGACCCCGCCGTTCAGGTCTTGCTGAACCCGGTCGGCCAGCTCCTGCTCCACCGCCCACTCATGGCCGCAGGTCTTGTGGCGCAGGGCGGGCATGGGTTAGGTCGCCGAGTCGGTGAACTCGATCTCGAGGTCGGCAGTACCGACCGCACTGGAGCCGCTGTGGAACAGCTGCAGACCCTGCGTGGCACGGCAGGTCACCGGCTCGACGTTGGTGTCGCCGTACCCGGCGTTCCAGATCTCGGCGAACGGGACCAGCGTCAGCCAGTTGGCCTGCGTGGTACCGCCGACGATGGGCTCTTCGTTGACGAACAGGAAGCGCCGGAAGATGTCCGAGCCGGTCGTGGTCTGGTTGGTGCCGCAGGTCGTCGCCGCGTCAAGCGCCGACGAGCTCGTGTCGTGCTTGACCGGCGTCACCGCCGTGCCGCCAGACGCCGCCGTGATTCGGCGAACCTGACCAGTCGTGAGCACGCCAGTCACCGCCGTTACACCGTTGTTGAACCAGTAGGCGCGATACACACGAATGACGCGGGCGGTCGCCGTGCCGTTGAACACGTTGAGCATGTCCTTCGACGATGCGTAGGCGATAGCGCCGCCAGTTGCTCTCCAAGTCGCAGCCATGTTATCTCGCTCCCAAAGTGATGACCTTGCCGGTGCCTTGATTGGCGCTGTATACCGCGATGTCGCCGCTGCCGTCCATCTGCGGACCCGCAGCCCACTGCTTGACCTTGCCCTCGCGCAGCGCCGTCACGCTCGCATCGAGGTCGTCCCGAGTGTCACCGGGCATCAGCCCCAAGCGCCGCCCGGCCTGTATCTTGAGCATGAAGTCCACGCACCGCTTCACCGCCCACTCAGGGACAGGCGACTCGACCCGCAGCAGCCACGATCCGAGGGCCGGTCGCCACTCCATCGCAGGCTGTCTCATTTACGCTTCAACTCGGTCTTGACGGACTCGCGAAACGCCTTCGCGGTCGGCGCACCCTTGCTGCCGGGCTTGCGCATCTTCTCGCCGGAACCGGCCTTGATGCGCTCGCGCTTGGCGTGGATGTTCGCGTACAGTCCAGGCATCTCGTTCCCTCACGCTGCTTCGGGCTTGCGCACCTTCGCGCCACGCACGAACTCGACCTCGACCTTCGGCGGGGGCGGCGGCTCACAGTCGGGACACCGAACCCACCCGCCAGACGAATCGGCCACCCAGCCGCTGCTGTTGCAGTTGAGGCAAGGCTTCCGCTCAGTCTCGGTCATGCCCCAAGTCTAACCCCCCGGCTACCGCTGCGGCAACTCGCCACGGATCAGCGGCAGGGCGTCCTCAAGGCGCATCACCACGAGCCACCCCTTGCCGTCACCCCGGCAGGCGACCACCGGGATGTCGCCGGGGCCGGATGCACGGACGGCCTGCTCGACCCATTCGTGGACGGCGATGCCCTTCCGGCGCTTGACCTCCCACCGGAACTGGCCGGTCGTGATGTCGTCGCCGCCGTCACGGGCCTGCCCGATGTTGCGCTTGACCGCCCAGCCGAGTTGGTCGGACAGAATCTTGGCGAGCTCGTTCTCACCGGCTGCGCCCTTACGTCTCTGACTTGCGCCCATCGGGCCTCCTCGGTTGGTGATAGACCTTTAGCCCGCGATTGATTATGCCGTGGATGGTGCTCACCGGAACCCCGAGCTCACGGGCGAGTTCCTTGTTCGTCGGCAGCATCGCCCGAGCCGCCTTCACATCGAGGACCCGCTGGTACTGCGCCAGCGTCACCGATGGGGGCCT